TAAGTCAATACGCATCTTCTCGCCTTCAGAGAATGAAGCATAAGTAAATTCATCTCTAAACCTAGATTTAATCTTTTCATTAAAGTTTTCATCTAGATCAAACTTAACAAAGAAATCCATAGCAGCAAGATAAGAATTAATCATCTTGTTCATGGCAGGAAGATATTCTTTAATGATAGTTGTTTTAATTCCTGTATCTTTTAATAGAACTGAAGCAATGTCTTGAAGTTCTTTTTGTTCATGCAGTTTAATCTTATCATCATTCTTTGCAAGAGCTTCCTTAGCAATCTCTTTTAACTTATCTTTTTCTTTTGATACATCAGATTGTTCTGTATTCATGGTATCAATTTCTTTTTTTAGATCAGCATTTAACTTAACAAGCATATTCATTGCATTAATTTCTGTTGATAATAAAATATTCTTATCTTGAATCTGACTTAATACTTCTTGTTTCTCTTTTAAACTATCACTTAATTTAGTATAGGCAACATTTAAAGTTGACATACCATTATTGATTTCTTGTTTTTCATGAAACATCTTTTGAATAATCTTATCCTTATGTTCATGCTCAATACCTTGTTCACATGAAGGGCATGTTTCATTGCTATTAAAGAATTGAATTTGTTCATCTGCTTGAGACATCTTCTGTTGAAGTTTACTCATGTTAGATTTACATAACTCTATATTCTTATCAACCTCATTCATAGATGATAATTTAAGATTTAATTGTTCTGTATCTTTTTGAATAAGATCTACTATCTGCGTCTTATCAGAGATCTCATCTATATTTGCTTGAATTTTATCTGCAAGACCTTTAACATTCTGATCTTTAGAATTCTGTAAAGTATCAATGACTTTCTGTTGTGACTTAGCTTGCTCAGTAATGATTCTTAGTTCAGTCTCTATATTCTTAATGTTTTCTTTAGTGTCAGAGATCTTTTCTTTAAGTAGTGAATTCATAGTTGAAAAGATTCTAATGTCTAGGATGTCTTCAATAACTTCTCTGCGTTGACCTGATGGGAGCTGCATGAATGGAACAAATGAGGCTGAGCCTAAGATAACTACTTGAGTGAATGTCTTATAGTTTAATTTTAGGATTTGTTGCTCAAGAACTTTTTGATAATCTCTATTTGCGGCATCTTGTGTAATGAGTTCATCGTTCTGATAGATCTCAAATACATTAGGTTTCATGCCACGAATAACTTTATATTCAATAGGACCTACATTAAATTCAATCTCAACTACACAATTCTTTTGATTGATTGAATTAACTAGTTGACCTTTATTAACATCGCGAAATGGTTTATTAAATAGCGAAAATGTCAGTGCATCAAGAATAGTAGACTTACCTTCACCATTCTTACCAACAATTAAAGTAGTAGCATCTTTATTAAGATCTACTTTGCTTTCTGCATTACCTGTTGATAAAAAGTTTTTCCATGATACAGATTTAAATACTATCAAACAACCTCCGCATTTAATGCTTCAAGATATAATTCTTTTACTAGTGCTTTAATAGGCTCTTTATCTCCCGTCGTTTCGACGGAATCAATATAATTACTAAGAATGCTAAGAGTATCTTCCAAATTAATGTCTGAAGCAATTTCTCCTTCATTGAACTCAGAAAGATCCTCGATGATTTTAATTTCATGGGCTCCTTTTGTGTATAAGTTATTTACAAACCTATCATACTTATATAGATCTGTCTTATTCACTACTACTATTTTAACATACATATCTTTTAAAGTTAAATTATTTAGACTGATTGGTTCTTTATTTAAATCATCGTAAATTAATTTTAAATGTGCTACATTTGGATTTTTGAAAAAGTGAAGATCCCGCACATTGGTATCAAAGACACTGAAGCCTTTGTCATCATCATAGTCGCTCCATGTCATTTCATACGGGGTTCCTATATATTCAATGTTATCTTCTTTTGACCGTGTATGATAATGACCAGACAGAACTCTTTCATACTTTGCAAACATTTCTCTAGATAACCCATGCTCTGATAACATACCCTTATGCATAGGGAATCCAGCAAATTCAAAATGGCCAATACACAGATCTGATTTAGAGCTATTAATGAATTCAAATACTTCATTCTCATTTTCTTTACAGATCCATGGTATAAGATCAATAGATGCATTGTCTTCATGAATCCTTGTAGGTTTATCAATCACGGTAATATTATCATACTCACCAAGAATTAATGATTGAGCATTGACTGCTAGCGATTCTTTCCAAAATATATCGTGATTGCCTAATAGAGTTATTAGTTGTATGCCTCTTGATTTTAATTCATCAAAGAAATATCGTTTGCATTCTGCAAGAGAATTAAAGTTAATATATTTTCTGCGGTCAAATAGATCACCGAGTTGATACACGACTTTAATTTGATTCTGTTCTAAATATGGGAAGAATACTTCTTTATAAAACTTCTCATAATAACGATGAAAATTCATGGAGTCATTTCTAACTCCAAAGTGGGTATCACCTAGAAGCGCTATCTTCATGTGGGTCCTCAATAAAATTATCTAGAGTAACAGTTTTCTTTTTCTTTTTCTTCTTTCTTTTCTCTTCAAACTGATGATCAAATGTACCATGCTGCTGCATGAATCCAATATATGAATTGTGAAAGTCATCATCATGGTCATGGTCTTGTACTTCAAAAGATTCTATAGTAGTATCTCTTATTAGTTTACCGCGAATATATGATTGTTTCTTCTCTTTATCTATTCTGCGCAGGAAGGCAAAGTAGATGATTTGAGTAAAATAAGAGAATGGGTTCTTAGATTTTTCTGGATCAAAGTTATCAAAGTACATAATACAGTTCTCAATACCATCAAGAATCATGTCATCCTTGTAAGAATAGTTAATAAAGTTAGGTCTATTAGCTAACTTGTTTGCTATTTTCAGGATGCATTCTCCAAGATAGTTTGGTATAATAGGTTTAGGATCTCCACAAGACTCCGCTTCCCTGCATGCTTTTTGATGCTTTTCTATTGATTCTAAAAAATCTGCATTATTAACGTAGTGGACTGGTTTTTTCTTTTCAGTCATTTGGGATTACTTTCTTTATAATATAGACCATTATATACTAGGACTATGATAAATGAAAATTACTTTCCGTAGAAAATAATTGTACTTTAAATCGTATGGGATGTATTATATCTGTATCTGGTTTACACGTGATAACTAATGAATTAACTTAGATGTATCAACTGTTATTTTTGGATCTAAGTCAATCTCTTCATCGTCTATCAAATTATTACCAAACATTGTTTGAAGCTTCTCTGTTAATTCTTTTAATTCATTAGGATTATAGGGCATAGGCTCTGAAGCTATATTAATAAAATCATCTATAGCTCTATTATATTCTTGTTCGTATTTAGGATCTAATTCTTTAAGAAATATAATCTGATTCTTTTGAAATGTGTATTCATCATCTGCGGCAAAATAGGTATATGGAGATAGCACAATAGATTCAGCCATTCCACCGTGTCTAGGTACTTTTCTAACGATCATAGGAAATAGAACTTTAAGCTCATAGTCATTCTCTTCAATAGAATGTGCTACAATTTCTTCTCCAGTTGATAACTTCATAACAACATATCTGTTACCGTCCATTAGATTTGAACCTCGTGAAGTTTATAGTCGAATTTCTCTTCTGAGTATATCTTCACTCGCTCAATAAAATGATTCAAAGTATGGTTCTTTCTTGATCTATGCTGTAGATTATCGGCGATATCATAAAGTTTCAAATGGGTCTTACCGTCTTTAAGTCTTAATCCTCTACCAATAGATTGAAGGTTACGAATCTTAGACTTAGTAGGACTGGCAAAAATAATATTTTCTATACTAGGTATATTTATACCCGTTGAGAACGTCGCATATGAAGCCACAATGATTGTATTAGAATCAAGTTCTGTATTCTTACGAACATCTTCTCTATCTAAAGTATTAACACCGCCGTGAATAAAGTAAACATTTTTATCAGGCGCTTTAGTTCTTATCATATCATATAGAATAGCACCATGCTTCTCTACAAATTGGAATAGAACTAATGTATTACCCTTGCAGTTTATAGCAAGGTTTCGAATGAATTTGTTTCGTGCTTCGTTTGCTATAAGGAACTGCATCTCTTTCTGATAGTCATTCTCTTTACATGCTTTCTTAACTTCGTCTTTATAATTAAGCAACAAACAATTAATGTCTATATTAACAACCTTACCGGAGTCCATTAGCTCCTTTGTTGTTGTAACCCTATGAACAGGGCCGAAAAGGCCCTCTAATGTGAGTTGGTTTAGTTTCTTATTATCTATCGTCCCGGTTGTGCCTATTCGATATTTTACGTGTTGCATCTTTTCCATGATCCCGATGAGTGACGTAGCTTTAAACTGGTGTGCCTCGTCTCCAACAATTACATGAAATTGAGCAAACCAGTCTTTTGGCTGTTTATAGATAGATTGCCATGTAGTAATAAGAACACTAGATGTTATTTGTCTAGTAAAACCTGAGTATAACTTTTGACATTCTTTATTAACTGGCCATTGATTCTTACTTGAATAGTCTTCAAAGTCAGAATACATCTGTTCTACAAGAGAAGTAGTAGGAACTACAACCATGCATTTTCTACCTTCTTCTAAATGCCATCTTAATAAACAGTAGATCATAAATGATTTACCTGAAGCAGTAGGAGATAGTAAAACGGTTCTATTTAAATTAAGTGCTGTTCTTATGGCTTCAATCTGATAATCGCGAGCTTCAATTGGTTGGCCACGCCCATACAGTTCTAAGTCTGAAACAAACTTAGATACTTCTTCTAATTCATAGTTATGTAGATCAAGCGGCTTTGAGTATTCATCAGTCTCTTTAAATGTTAACTCATAGTTATTACGCTGTGCAAACTCTAGAACGTATTGATATAGACCAGCATAGAGTGTTTTCTTAATAAGAGAATATAGTCTTACTTTACCGTCCCACAGTCTAGCTTTAAACTTAGGTGTAAAGCGAGCACCAGGAACTTCGTATGTAAAGAATCCTTCTAGCTCTTGCTCGCAACCTGAATCACCATAAACTCTGATGTAAACCTCAGATATTTTTTCAATGGTTAGTTTCATTAATCAATAATTATTCTAGATTTAGGCTCTTCTTTTTTACAGTTACACTTCGGTTGTTTTGTTTCTGACATAATACAGCATAATGTAAACAAAAACCACCAAGGACTCCATCCAAATACTTGAACTAAATATGCTGTACCAATTAATATTGCTATATTATATATCCATACCATTTTTACATCCCCGCTAAAAATTGTTTCCAGGTAATTGCATTCTTGAGTTGCCAGTCTCTGGCTTTGATTTGATTTAAAATAGATTCAAGTAGATAACCCATAGTTTCTAAATATTCAACTTTAGTATTTAGTTCTACTAGATCTGAGTCACCTTGGATAAATTCATCCATTTCATTCTTAAGCGGCTTAACACCTTGCCATTGGGACCAACCTAATTGTTCTAGTTCTTCTCTAGCCATCTCGCCTCTATAGTATCTAAACTTATTCTTACGAAGTAGATTATAGTCAGCTCTATATTTAGTTAGCTTTAATTTGACACCAATGATTAGTTTAATGTATTTGGAATGAAGCAGAGCAGTCTTAGTAGATTCCTCACCTAAATGATTATCAGACATCTCACAGTCTTTAGCCCACATTTCTTGTATTTCTTCAATATTCATAATCAACTCACAACTTAAAATTATATTATATCACAACCCCATATTAATGTACAATA